TATTTTTATTTAATAAGTTCACTGCATAAACGATATAAACAAATAAGTCATATTATTATTGTGACAGCATACATGAGCGCATATTCATATTGTTATAAAAACGGTCCCAAACAAAAACCCACTCCTTCAAAATCGAAAAACGACGAAGATGACGATGACGACGAAGAGAACGAGCAAAAGGGAAATCAAAAAATCTCCCGAGAAAACAACCATGTTTATTTTCACGCAGAAGTAAACCGCGGGTCTATATTTGAATTGGTTTCGTATATTCGCGAGGCACAAGAAAGTTCTTTACTCACGCAACTGAGATTTGGTTTGGAGGAAGTACCTATTTATTTACATATTAACTCTTTTGGCGGATCTGTGTTTGATGCTATGACGGCGATCGATACTATATTGTCTAGTAAAATCCCCATATATACAATCGTTGAAGGAGCTACTGCTTCTGCAGGAACATTGATAAGTGTAGTAGGAAAAAAGAGATATATTACTCCAAACGCCTATATGCTAATTCATCAGCTTTATTCCGAGTATTGGGGTAAAATGAACGAACTCGAAGATGAATTTAAAAATTTGCAGATCTTAATGGACCGCATTAAGAATATTTATAAGGAACATGCGAAAATTCCTAAAAAGGAATTGTCGGAAATATTGAAGCACGATCTTTGGTGGGACAGCGAAAAATGCATGAAATTCGGTTTAGTGGATGAACTATGGACGCGTTAAAAAGGACATATAGAAATTTTCCCATGAATGCACTTTTCGAATGGTTTCTTTTTTCGGTTCTTCTTCTTTGTTTTCCTCTTTTTCCAATAGCTCTTTGTTTTCTTCGTGAATTGGATTTGCACGGGATTCTGTTTTAAGTAGGTCTTCACTTGAATTACTCGGAGTGCAAAAAGAAACAAAATATTTTCCCAAGAAATTCGTCAAAAATGTAAACATATTATAAAAAAGATATACACAAGAAATCATTCAAATATTTTCATTATTTTTCTTCACGCACAACCTTATTTTCTAATGTCGTATTTATTAGCCACTCAATTGGTAAACCAACCGGCTCTTGCTCTTGATCATATTCTATTTTTTGAACAATATTAATTGGTATATGTTCATTTTCCGGTTCTTCACTAAACAACTGTATTAAAAAACTTGTTATATGTTTAATTATGTTCATATATACCACATCATTATTATTATAAACGCAAATTATTTTATGCATTTATTTATTCATAAAATAATTCAACCTACTCATTGAAAGAAACAACTATTTTCACGTTTTCCTTTTTAATACACTTACATGCAGAAATAGACAACTCTTCGCGCTTTTTACGTGTCTTACCATTGTCCTTTTGTAAAACAATGGAAGATTCCTCATGGTTCGTGAGACTTCCTTTCTTCTTGGATATAGAGTTACGATCATTCATATCTTTCTCAATATCGTCATAATGTTGCTGAATATAATCGATGATCTTGTTTTCAATCGCCCACTTGAAAAAATTCAATTGGCCAATGGTCGTTTCCATATAATTGTTTTCGTCGTATGAAATCTTGATACGCTCCCATCTACAAAAAGGATCAAATCTACGTTTTGAGTAGGCCTTTAGTTTCAACTTGTAATCATTGTATACCTTAAAACGCGTCATTCTATCAATATATTGTGGGTTTTGAATATCGTAAACAGTATAATTTTTTTTCGAATAATTGGTTACAAACCAATCCACAATACGTAAAGATATGTTGGTTTCGCCACTAATAACATTCATCATAAATTTCAAATGTTCCTTGTTCTTGTAAAATTCCATTAAGTTTTCCATTAATAGTCCATTTTGTGTTTTTTGCTTTAATGACATGTATATTTAGCTTCATAATATTTCTTTTAAATCAATTTCACTCAAAACATTATGATAAAATTGATATGCTTTTGTTGAAATAAATAACGGAAAAAACATTATGAATATGGATAGTAAATTGTGGAAACGTTTCCGAAATGATCTCAGTTTCTTAGTATGTAGTTATATGAATAACCTTGTAGATAGTGAAAGCATTATGTATAGAATTGTAAAAGACTACGACGACTTGTTTCCAGAGGATAATATATTTCATTTCCTAAATCCAGATGATAAACTAACAAACATGATAGATTTGTTTGGAGAAGAAGAAAAAGTGAATCCTGTCGAACATCCTTTCGATTGTTTGCTCTTGAAAAAAATGCCGTATTTCTCGTTAGAACAAAGGAATGTAAAACGTGAATGGAAATGGAATTATCATAGAAAACAAAAAGAAGCATTTTATAGTTTCTTAGAAGACTGGATTACCATTGTTCAAGCGAAATTTCATAATGGTGAAAAGGAGTCGATTATGAAACTATTGAAAATATATGAAAGAAAAAAACTGGATGTTTTAAATAAACTAAATGAATGTGTAAAGGATACGTTCAATTTAAAACAGATTTTAGTATAAATTACTTATTACTTAAAATGATGTTTTGTAATTCTACCCAATCAGGATTAAAGGGCTGTTCTTTTCTTTTGCTGTGACAAAATTCCAAAATATTCAGGATTTTTTTTTCAATATGTTGATATTCGTGTTGAAAATATTCTGTTTTGGCTACATTTCTTTTCATATTATTTAATAACGTAACAAATTCGTTTGTAATTAAGGGTTTGTTGTTTGCATCTAGAATCGTTTCATTACAATGAACACATTTTTCTACTAAATGAAAATCTTCGAGTTGTTTTACATAATCTTCATTCCTGCGATACAAAATAGGACGTCGTATTTCTGAAACATCAATGTTTTCCATATTTATTTTATTCAAATATATTTATTTCATTTCAATTTTATTTAGATTTCTATGCACTCTTTAATGATTTTCCGTTTTTCTTTTATAACATTTATGTACGACTCCATATGAACACGGGTTGTTTTTTCCTGTATCATAGATTCCAATAAATTCTTCTCTTTTAATGATAAATGGTGCAATACGTTTTGTTTTTCCATAAAATTATTCATACGTGGACTGGCTAAAAATTGTTTGAATTTCGATTTTTCGTCTGGATTTACTAATTTGATGTTTTTGATAGAATGAATATAATTTAATACGTCTAATGTAGTGCCGCAATTGTCAATATCTTTTGCAACTGTCGCTAAAATATATGTTTTGTTTGATGACTCAAAAGATTGTTTTAAGATTTTCGTCAGTTCGCATCGCCGATAAGGAACAAAGTCTTGTTTTTTTAAGAGCGCGCGAATACATTCTTTTAATGCAAATAAATTTTGATTGATTTCGCCATTTTCGTAAAATTCTCTGCGATTTGCGCATATGGCTTGTTGCGCCTTTTCACAACCAGCAAGATCTAAAATGCGTATAAAACGATTTTTTATATGGAATTGAATGATTAAATGCGAACGCGAGGAACGATTGTTTTCACTCGAAATACCTACTTGGCGCTTTTCTATTATTGTGGCTATAGTGCTTGCAATATTTTTCTTATTTTCAATAACCTTTTTTTCGACCTGGCTCCATGTAAAGTCTTGTCTTACGTCGCCTCGTAAATAGACTTGTTTTCTGTCTTGGAAGAGATCAAAACTTTTGTTATTGTAAATTTCAATTGCGCTTAATGAAAAGGGCTCTTTAAATTGCAACAAATCATACATTAAAATGGAAACAATACCCAGTTCTTTTTTTTCACCTAAAAGAGTATGTGTTTTACCAGACCCGGTTTGACCGTAAACATAAAAAGTGACGTTTTTTTTATTTTTAATAACATCTTTTATCATGCTTATACCAAAATGATTATATAAATCCATGTTTTGAGTAGAATCGTCAAATACTTTTTCAAAGGAATAATTTATTTTTTCAACATGATCATGTGAATACTTTTTTTTAATTTTATTTACAGTCACTTTATTTTCTAACACAGAAAGACAATTGTCGTCTTGTTTGAAATTCGGTTTCACACGGCACATGATTTTAATAGAGTTCATTTGTCTTACATATTTCATATATAAAAATTTGCAAAATGTTGGTAGTTTTTATATTGTAAGTAATATATATAATGTATTATTTACAATATTTAATTTACTGTATTATAGGAGCTATATTATTTAGTGTTTCATGTTATTGCAGTCAACATAATAATCCCATTATTAGTGCGTTAATACCTGCTTTACCGGTGCTTGGATTTTTTGGGCTGTTTTTATTGGAGAAAAGTAGAAGCAATGTGCTTGATTATTTAGCTAATTTAATGGTCTTTTGTCTGTTTTACATGTTAATGTTTGGGATCATGTACGTATTGTATGAGAAAACAAATAATTTCATCTTATCGTTTAGTGTGGCTTTTGTTTTCTGGGGATGTTTGGTATTATATGCAATATTATAATGATTCGGAATTAATTGTTTCGTAGGTCTTTTCTGTTTTCGTTTTTCTTAGTTCAATGTGAAAATCGAGACCTTTATATTTTGTTTTATTCCATATAAAGGTCTTCTTCATATACAGTGTAAAATATCTTAGAAAATCGTCTATATTTGTAAAATCAAACATATTGCGTATATGTTTCCATGATTCCCATTCTTCACGTTCTTTTTTATCAGCTTCTTTCATGTATTCATTTAAATGTTCATGATTATAAGCAAACCATTTCGAAATAATTTTGTAATAATTATAATGTTTCATAAAAATATGTAATAATTTCTCACTACTGCATGATGAATTATAGTAAAATTCATTACGTTCGACATTATTTTGATAATAAATAGATAGTTCATAAGAATATGTTATATCTTTATCCATGTCTAAATTAAATCCAGATTATTATTTTTGTAAGAAACCCTTTTAAGCTGTTTTAATGTGTATTGTAAACTACACATTAAATATTAATTAATAAAAAGAAAATGAAATATTAGTTAACTTAGTTGGAGTAAGCAACACCAGCCATACCACTCATTACGCGAAGCACGTTATAGTTGGTAGCGTATACACGAACCTTGGCTGTGGCGGTACCACCAACGGTAGCGCTGGAAAGGACAAGCTGAAGGGTAGCGTTGTCGATTCTGGAGAAGTTGCAGCTTCCAGAAGGTTGGTGTTCCTCAGGGCGAAGAGCGAAGGAGTATACGTTGATACCTGTGTCAGGGCTGTGTGTGTGGTGTTGGAAAGGTTGGACAACATCGAAGTAAGAACCCTCACGCTCAGAGATGCGGTCTTGGCCGTTAAGTTGAAGCTTAGCGGTGACAACAGGGTTCTCACCCCAGCAGTGCATATCCAAAGCAGTCTCAGAAAGAACGAATGTACCAGCATCAGATACATAGGATTCAGCATTAGCGGATGTGGCGTTTGTGTCCTCACCAGCATCAGCATCTTGGAAAAGACCTTCAGTGGTGATGAACTGTTTGTTAGCCTCAGTACCACCGAAAGCTTGAACAGCGTTAGGAAGAGCATCAATAGCATCTGTGTAGTTGAAAGGTTGAGCACCTAGAACCTTGTAAAGGGTCTTGGTACCTTCCAAAGAATCACAGTAGTCTACGTTAGCATCAGGTTGGACAACCCAAACCAATTCCTTACAAGGGTGGTTGAAGTTCAACTTGATCTTGTTGGAAGAGGAACCAACAGACTCATCACCAGTGAATTGAAGTTGCTCAATCAAATACTCGTGAGGGTTCTGAGCCATCTTGCGGCGCTCATCGGTGTCAAGGAAGACATAGTCGATGTAAAGGGAAGCAGCAACAAGAGATTGTTGGTAAGCCAAAGATACGGCCTGAGAACCAGTAGTGGTGGCGGCAAGGTCCTTGACAGCCCATAAGCACTCACCAATAGGACGGAAGTCAATGTTGATCTTGACCTCGTGGTATTGAAGAGCGATCAAAGGAAGAGCAAGACCGGGGTTGGTGCAGTACCAGAATTGAAGAGGAACGTAAAGTGTGGTCTCAGGAAGAGCTTGACGAGGAGCACACACTTGGTTAGGTCCACCAGCAGAAGCACAAGGTCCACTGATAGCAGCGAAGTTAGGATCAGTGATGTATGTTAATTGTGTGGTGTTACCAACCATCTTGTGGTATCCCTTCTTTTGGTCCTCAGGGATGGTCAATTGGTTCCAGATGTGCATCCAGTCACCATATTGACGGTCAATGCGTTGACCACCGATCTCAACCTCAACTTGAGAGATCAATTGCTCACCGGGGAAATCCAACCAACGAGCATAAACAGAGTTAGGACTATTCATGGATTGGTTGATCTCAGGAAGAGTTACCTGAAGATATGTGCGGTAGCAAAGATCACCGTTTCTGCTAACGGTACATGTTACGCGACGGCCGAAATCAGCTTGACCGGAAAATGTTTGTTCAATAGACTCCATAGCGAAGTTGGTGTGGCGTCTGTAAGACACCTTCCAGAAGGTAATTTCAGGGGTTCCTGTAAGGAAAACATCTTGAGCGCCATAGGCGACGAGTTGCATTAAAGCTCCAGCCATTTTCTTATATTCTTAGATTAGAAAAAAATTTCGGAAAAAAAGCATTTAATTCCTTTTTTTTCTAAATAATATTCGTTGATTTACTTTTTTGAAAGTATGCACACAGCACTGCGAAAGCATAAAATATACTTAATAATGTGGAAAATAAAGGGGATCAAGTAAAGTCGGTTTTTTGGAAAAAAAGAAAAATGCCTAAAGAATATCGGGAAGTGAAAATTCATTTTAAAAACGTCTAAATGTAGAGCATGGATAGGAAGGGGGATTATGAAAGAAAAAGGACTTTTATTCAAAAATGATAACGGAATATTTTTGAATAAAGAAAGCATTATGCTTTGCTATCTAAAATAGACATGTCTAAATTCGATTGAATAAATGATTCGAGATAATTTTCTTGAAAGACCTCGCGTTTCCCTTCGTGTTTTTTGGAAAATATGTATTCGTTGTTTTTCTTTTTCACTGTCCAACCTTTTTCTAAAGCATTCATTAAAAAAGCCATGATTTGCAATTGTTTCGGTTTCATGGATGTTTGGATATCAGGCATTTCGGATATAAGTGTTTCTTTGGATGTCATTATACTTACTATAAGAACAGCCTTTTATCGTCATCTTCAAACGTATTATCCATAATAGTGTCTTGTACCATTCATCCATATTATTTGATAATCTTTGAAGGATTTGGGTTTTAAGAATTGACTAATAACTCCCATACAGTCGGGTAATAAAGCGAGTTTTTGTGTGAGTAAATGAAAATACAATAACAGGAGTTCTTTTTGATAAATGGGATATATGTTTACATATATACAAGAACCGTTTGGATGAATCGGATATTGATGACAATGATATTTCATACGATCGTCTAAGAGTATACTAAAGTTTATCCGATTGAGCAAATCAAAACCAGTAGCGATTGTTGATTTGTCGTAAATTGTAACACGCGTGATTCCATTGCGGACTTCTTTATTCATACCTTTGAAACGACCCAAAATACAGGTTATGTCATCTGGATCATCGGGGTGTTTTAAATATACGGCACATTCCAAGAATTCATAGTGTTTGTATTCTTGGTAAAATTGGGTTGGATAGGCTTCTATACACTCTTGCGATAAACGCAATTGATCGCTTTTATAATACATGGTTTTATTTAAAACCGAAACGAGTGTTATAAATCAATTTTATGACCAATTATCCCATAATACTTCATAGTCGAATATTGTATTCGGTTTTAAATATAGGCTAATCGCATATAAACAATCGGAAGACAGTGGATTGTTCGTTTTTGCTTTTTGGTAATATAACAAATATAGATGTTTTAAGTACATGGGGTATTTGTTTATCCAAAGACGACCACGGAAAAGGTTGATAACGAATTGTTGTATTCGGTATTTGGCGCGTGGATCGGTTTCCATAAACCAGAAATGTGTTTTTGCTATATCAAACGAATCGGGGTGGGTTTTGTATAAACTGAGCAATAATGTTCCTGCATTTGTTCGTTCGGTGTCGATTCCTTTAAACCTTCCTAATTTGTATTTTTTGTGGTGTTCGCCTTCGAATTGGGTTGAATAAAGCACACAAGGGAGGAATTCGTAATCTTTGTATTGTTGGTCGAATCTTTCGGGATAGTTTTCAATGGGATCCATGGTTTAATATAAACCAAAATGTTTATATTAATTTACTTACGCTTTTTTTCGGTTTTTCTTGTGGATTTGGTGGATTTCTTTCGGTATTTCAATTTTTTGGTATGTTTCTTTTGTTTGCGCTTTTTCTTGGTTTTCTTTGTTTTTCTTGGTTTTCCGCCTCGTGATTGTGTAGCTGAACGAAATAAATAGTCCCTCATTTTCGATAAAATAGAAATAGTATTTTTTCTTTTCTCTTCTGGAGAAACAATTTTAATGCTGTTATTTAATCTTGTATTAATATCATTTTTAATCTGATTCATTCGATTATCTATAGATCTTAAATATATTTCTACTTTTTTTCGAGCACTTTCTATTTTTTTTTCATTTGTTTTTGTTAAACCAAGTTTTTGTAAGAAACCATTCAATATGTTCTTTTTCTTAGGAAGATTCATTTGTGTAATTAATGTTTCTAATTTTTCTTTAGCACCTTGTAATTTTGATTGTAAATTTAATATCTTAGGATCTTTTTGTAGTTTAATTTGCAAACTAATTTCATTTTCGTTACCTTGTTCTACTTTTGCGTAATTAATTACTTTACGCGCGCGACCTGGTCTATATGGTTGTTGATCTGAGCTTGTTATTACAACTTTCTTTCCAACCTCATCTATAGAAACGTCAATCGTGGAAATGGAGTTTTCCAATAATGTTGTATAATTTTTTTGTAAGCTATTAATTTCGTTCTGATAATATTCTGTCATATATTCATTTGCAAATCTAATTAATTTATCATCAATTATATTATTTAAAGAAACTAGTTTCTTTTGTAAATTATTTAGAGTTCCTGCACTACTGTCACTTGTAAATTTTTTAGGAATATTTTTAATAGTTGCATCATATTGCAATGTAACAAAACTCGTTAATATATTCATTTTTTGTATACTTGTATGATTATGAGTAGATTCAACTACCTCAGCTTCTACGGGTTCATTTGTGAACAAAATAACATCATTCATTTGTGTTAAAAATTTATTTATTTTTAATAAATGTTCTTTATTTTTTTCCATTACTTCTTGATCCATTAGTTCTTGATCCTTAGTATTTTCATCCAGAATAAATCTTTCTAGATTTTCTGATATATTACCAATCAACTCATTCAAGTGTTTTTGTCCATCTAAGTTTAATATATCAAATAAGTGACTATCCTTTTCTGATAATAAACCCTTTAAAATATAAAAAATATTTTCACTATTTTGTCCTTGTCCATCAGTAGTAGAAGTTTGTCCATCAGTAGTAGAAGTTTGTCCATCAGTAGTAGAAGTTTGTCCATCAGTAGAAGTTTGTCCATCAGTAGAAGTTTGTCCATCAGTAGAAGTTTGTCCATCAGTAGAAGCTTCGTTAAAGTTATCTTTAAAAGGATCTTGAGGATAAAATTCTTCCACTTCACCCTCTTCCACTTCACCTGTAGTATGTTTTCTCATAACCGATGGCATTAATTTATGAAGATTTTCAGAGATATTCATCATTATTTTAAAGATATACTGAGAGCCACTTTCCCGTTCTGCATTTGTTACAATGGCTTTAGATCCATCCATATTCTGTTCATTTGCGGTAATAGAATTGTTTGCTGCCGTTGCTTGAAATGACATTTTACCAAAAAATCCTATATATTTTTGAAAAAAAGACGGATGTGGGCGAATTCCCGTACCAATAAGCCAAAATTCAGAATCAAGTAATAGCGATTCACCACCCACATTTTTATCTGTGGAGGTAAGTGGCATACTATGAAAACGTTCCGCACCGTCTAATTCTAAAAATTCTTTCATCCAACGTTGTTTGTAATATACTTGTAACGAATCACCAAAAGATTTGAAGGTCATAATAATTTCTGTTATTATTGCGTTTTTTTTTGTATCTGGATTAGTGCGAGATAAAGCATCATTCAATCCTGTTATTTTTTTAACTAATTTGCCTTTGGTATCTTCTTGTATTTCACTATAAATAAATATAGCAAAATCCCATAAACGTTTCCATGATGGATTTGATGGTTCTTTATTAATATATGCAGGATAATCACTTTTGTAAAAATCAGAAATATTTTCAATAGTGGTATCACCGTAATATAATCTATATGATGACCCCCCCTCTTCATTCATTTCTACACCAATATACTTAGGATTATTCGTATTATCATCATCAATAAACATTACATTACTAATTTCTGCATTTGAACCAAAATAACCAATAAAGGTGTTAATCCCGTCTATTAATATATTTTTTGCCAATATTTGTCCATTTTGAAGTAGTAAATTTTCATCAGCTACTAATGATGGAGTAGGACTAAGAACACTATTTATATTTTGACATAATTGAATAAATTGTGCAGGGTCATTCGGATCTCCATCTGTCATTTCTGTTATAAGAATGCCTCCCAATGTTTTTGGATCCATCAATCCAGGTGCATATTTAATGTCTTTCATATTACCTAGAAAACTATCTATTTGTCGTTGACTAATTGTTTTATCTTGTAAATCATTTAATAACATAATTATCTTTGAATTTGCGGTTGAATTATCAGAAAATCGATAATCAAATTTATTCTCATCAAATTCTTTGCTTACAGGATTATTATCGATTGTTGTATAATAATAGTTTTCACCATCACCATCACCATCACCATCATCATCAACAACCATATTATTTTCCCTATCATTACCTCCCAAAGTGTAGATATATCCTTTTCCTTTTAGATACTTCACCAATTCGTTTAAAAAAGGGTAATCTTTCACTTTAACTACTTTTGCCATATATAAATCATCTATACCATCACAATAATTATCAATATACCATAATACTGTTGTATAATAATTCCATTCTTGTTGTCCAAGAGAACGTTCTCTTAATTTCTCTATAAAATCTTTGATATTTTTTTCATCACTATTAGAATTTGGTTGTAATGTTCCTATAAAATGATTGATTACTGGACGATATACATCTATTAAGTGATTTATTTGTTCTTCATTTAAATATACTCCTTTAAAATCATGTAATAATTCGTCATATGTTTTTGAAATACCCGCTACTTTAAAGTATTCATATAATGATATGTTTGAAGGGTCAGTCATACTACCATTACAACTTTCTTCTTTTAGTCGACCTCCACGTATTTTAGGATTTTTTTCTGATTTACCGATTGAAAAAGTATACTGGGGCTGATTAGTAACAAAATTTCCAACTTGAAAAGGATTAATTGTTTCATTTAATATTAACATATAAATTCTATTTAAGTTCATCAAATGATTTTGCAATGCTATTAATTCTCTATTGGATTCACTTAATACACATACTAATAAATCAACAAAATTGTTATATTCTTTCCATGAAGAAAAATTACTTCCGGTATATATTAAATCTTCATATTCTTTTAAGCTTTCCAATTGAGATTTACTTATCTCGTTTACAATTGGATTTATTTTTTCTTCACGATAACTTTTTATTAATGGCAATGCCTCATTATTCCATAAAAAGGTGTCTAATAACTTATTATCACCAGAAATTATTTCATAGCTCTCAATAGCATGATTATATAAATCCACACGAGATTCAGTTGGAGGTGCATTAAATACACGTTTAAATGCTGTATTAAATTTATCAATATTTTCATCTATTTTATCGAATGATTTTGTAAGTTTTAACATATAACTTTTTAAATAGAAGGTCATATCGTATAATTCATAACCAATTTCAATTGTTATTATATCGATACGTTGTGGATTCCGTCGTGTAGTAACTGGTGGAACGACTATAGGATGTAAATTTTTCTTCATTAATTGATTAAGTTCTTCAATCATCGATTTAATTTGTTCAGGAGTTGTTTGTGGTATTGTAAGATCGTGTATAATTTTATTATAACTACGTGCTGCACGAGATAATGTTTGTATACTAATATTATTATCCGCTTGAAACTCATTAAAATAATCATAATTCTTAAAAGATTCAGGAAACGGTCGTTCATTTATAGCTTTTAGTATATTAAAATAGTTATGTAAAGTAGGAAAATTTATCCAATTATCTTTATTGGTCTGTTCAAAGTTAATTATCTTATTTTCATCAATATTTTCATCTTCAAAAAAATCGTTTATTGAGTTTTTTAAATTAAAATACCTTTCTCTTTGGTTTCTTATTTCTTCTGGATCCATTATTCAAATAAATATATATATAATCCTTCCAGAAAACAATATTTATTAATCAACAAAATAGTTAAATAATCGAACTTAAAACAAACTATATGTCTTCGAATTCCAAGAAAAATCAACATAAACAATTAACATCCTTAGACGAGAAACATAGCGAAATGTTAGCATATTTCGAGCGCTTGGAAAGTCACAATATTCCGCAACTTCAAGAAGAAGTAAACACTCTAAAATCACATCTCAAGACTTTGCCTAAAACTCAAATAGACGCCATTATGGAAACCAAAGACAAAATCAAAGAAAAGAAAAAACAAATCAAATCCATGCAAAAGGAGAAACAAGACTATTTCCTAAACAACTCCAAATACATTTTCGATTATTTCGAATCCAAGAAACAAATATCCTCTGGGGAGCCTCCTCAAAACGTCAATGTCCTCAATTCCTTTTTCAAGGTGAAATCGTCGAATCCGGAAAAACAAGACATCGCTAAGTATGTGCAAGCAAAGAAGTTATACCAAGATTATTGGTATAACGTCAACAATGAATTCACCAATATCCAAGACTATTTCGTAGAATGTGATATGTGTGAAGTATGTCAAAACGGTGAAATGGTCGCGCAAGAAGACGAGGGCATAATGATTTGCAACAATTTGCAATGCGGACGATTCATTACACACATCGTAGACAACAACAAGCCCAATAATAAGGAACCGCCGAATGAAGTGTCGTATACGGCTTATATTCGATTAAATCACTTTAAAGAAATCTTGTCGCAGTTCCAGGCGAAAGAAACCACGCAAATCCCCGAAGAAGTCATCGACCAGATCAAGGCGCGAATCAAGAAAGAGCGAATTACCGACATGAAAGAAATCAATTACGATAAAATGCGCGAAATTTTGCGGAAATTGGGGCTAAACAAATATTTCGAGCACATTCAGTATATTAATTCGCTGTTTGGTATCAAACCACCCATCATGAATGAGGAATTACACGAAACGTTGTGTGTATTGTTTATCGAAATCCAGAAACCATGGGCCGTGCATTGTCCTCCAAACCGCACGAATTTCTTCAATTATACCTATACGCTGTATCAATTGTGCGTTCTTTTAGACCAGACCCAATATTTACCGTTTATTCCCATGATGAAAGACCGTGAAAAACAATTGGAGCAAGATATGATATGGAAGAAGGTATGCGAAGACTTGGATTGGGAATTTTTCGCCACAGTATAATGTTAGCGCATGAAACCACAAACACGGAGAAAATCGAGCCATATACAAATAATATTTACTGGTTGACTTATTGTTCCAAAACCCTCAATATTTCTTGGTTGTGTTTTGCCCTCTTCATTATCAAAGACATTATGTAGTTTTTTTATAATTTCTTTGTTTAAATTATCCCGACTGTATTTACCTTGTATATTATGAAGAGCGTCTATATTTGTGCTATTTTGTGGTTTATATGAACCTCCTTCTGGTGGCGCAATTTCTACAAATTCGCTATTTACTGTGTTTAAATAATACGATAAAACGACGTCATCGTGATGTAAAATAAAATTACCATCATCGCTATTTTCCACTTTATAGAAAAAATCCAAGTAATCCTTCAGCGAATCGGGTTCGAGAATAAACCCATCACAAGCTTGACCAACAATAATGTTATCCAAAAGATATGTGTCCATAGCACCATTAATCGGGACAGAAGATTTCTCTAAAGCATTGTTTAAGGTTTCAATCATTTTAGGATGATAAATCAAATCATCGTCAATAACCACGATTTTCTGATTTGCTCCAAAGTTCTGTGCCGGTATCTTTTCCAACAGTCCCACTAGCTTTGTAGCTGGTCCATGGTCCTTTTTACACATATGTATTTCAAATCCGTGTTGTGCATATTTTCGCTCGATGGAATGTAATTGATCGTGATCGATAGTTTGGTTCTTTAATCGAAAGTCGTATTTTTCCGGTATTTGCAATATAATTTTCTTGGGTTTGATACTTTGGTTAATCACCGAGTCTAAAGTAACAGGTAGATATTGAAGTTTTGAGGGAATAGTCGACAAGGTAACAATATATTCATAGGGCATAATCACTTATATACTATGTGGTTATAAATTCTTTCTTTTTACATATTAGTAATGAAAAAAGAAAACAATACACGTAAACGTTTTCAAAGTGGAAAGCGAAAGACTCAAAAGCGGTTTTTATACAATCCAAATGATCCGAAAAAAAGTTTCGACGTGTATATTGATAAAGACCCCAGTGATACCATTCCTATTGCGTATTCGACACCGGAGGAAGTAAAACAAACCATTGAAAAATTAGAGCGCCTTTATAAAACCGGTAAATATAGCCATAAACGAATATGGCAAGTCGGAATGATCATGAAGGTACGTTTAGAGGCAATGTTGAAACATCAAAAAACACTCTATCCAAAAGCAAAATTCGTGCGAAAACGATTTGTAATGGCAAATAAGTATTTCCGCTTTCTTGGAAAACGGACAAAAGAAGACGAAGCAGAGCGAAGGAAAATGACATTTGTTTTTTAAAATCATATAAAAAGAAATGGTTAAATTAAGTATAACATGAGAGTGTTTCTTTGTTTGCTTCTTGCTGCATGTGCGAATGGTTATCGTATTTTTCAGGGTGTAAATCCGGTAAAATCCAAACCCGTAATTTACGCGGGTTCTACCAAGCCTTTGCCTTTGTTTGACCCATTGAATCTATCGTCCAATCAAGCACGTATTCCTTTTTTCAGAGAGGCGGAATTAAAGCACGGACGTATTGGTATGGTAGCAAGTGTAATGATCCCATTGGTGGATCAATTAAGTGGTAAACCCGCTATTTTTGAATTTCAACATCTTCGTCCTGATACACAGCTCTCTATTGTAGGTTTTATGCTCGTTGCTGAGTTTGCATCTATGTTGCGTGGTTGGGAGAATCCCACGAAAAAACCCTTTTCTTTGCGCGATGATTATCAACCAGGTGATTGGGGATTTTTGATCAATGAATTGGATGATAATGAATCAAGTACCGAACTTTTGAACAAAGAACTAAACAATGGACGTTTGGCAATGATAGGTGCGGCCGGTATGATTGCACAAGAACTCGTTACACGAAATACGTTGTTTTAAGAAGTGTGACAAATATTATTATACTGAAAATAATAATATTAAAATAAAAACATATTGTAACTAAAATGTATCAAATTTTTTTTCATATTGCAAGTATTACGATTCTAGAAATCTGTTTTTTCTTTTATTATGTAGGTCCACTAGAAACCGATATATTTCTCACCTACATTCGGCGTATTTTACAAGGCCCAATAGAACATTTAGACACTATATTGGATAAATGGAATATATCCAGAGACGACTTTTTACATTCCATTTATTTAGAAAACGAGAATAGTGATGATATTAGAAACCAACTGTATCAAGATAGTTTAGAGGGAAAAAAAGAAAGAGAAGAACAAAACGAAGAACTGTTCTTTCGAACATTGGAATATTGGGCGGCTATTTGTGCAACTTCATTGTTTTTATTTGTTTTACAATATTGTTATGAAAAATGTTGGAAAAAGAGAATACAGGACAACAGTCGTTCACTATTACCCGATCCTTCTATGAATTCCATGGAAATGCACGTAATACGTAAAAATTCATTAGATAGCGACGATAGTTATGAATATCAAGATTTTGATAGAGAAACAGAAGAAAAAAGAATAAAAGAACAAAGAATAAAAATTCTTATTATTATATTTCATTATTTAATTTATGGTGGTTCCATTATTACTTTTCAGTATTTATTCTTCAAATATATTGTCTTTGAATACAAACCATTATCGATTGAAGAAATTAAATACTACATTTACAATGAATTGTTAACATCCTCTTAATTAGAATTATTTCCATCTTCCTTACTCATAGCAATGTTTTCTTTTGTGCTCGTTTGCGCATCACTTAAAGATACTTCTTCATAATCCGTATGATCAAAATCGTCATCGTCACCACATCCGGTTTCAATATCGTGATGTGTTAAAGGATTTGGTTTTTTATGTGCATTTTCATTTACACTTTTGTTACTTGCACAACAACAACCATCATCATCGCAACATTCAGAAATGCCGTATCGCTTGGTCAATACATCAATCTTCTTTTTCATTAGAATGCGATCATTCGAAAGCCATTTATCGTAACCACGTAAACAAGAACATACGCTAATGGTGTGAATAAGATCCGTTACAAAATTCATGTTTTCAGGTCCTTCATTTTCACGTAAACTGTTAATGTCTTTTTGTAATTCTTTGTATTTATTAATAAATTCAATGGGTTCATTGTGTTTATTTAAATCATAATAGATCTCCTCAAAACGCGTTCCCATTGAGTTCCATTTTTTCATAATCTCAATGCTTTTGTTAAATTGCATGAGCGGATTGAAAAAAGTATTGATAACTGTAATTAGTAAGGTAGCAATGCTAATATCACGATACAATTCCTCACTTAAGAATCCACCAGAAGTGGAT